ATCATCTATAGCGAACCTTCTGCACCACAGAATGCGTTCCAGAATACGCCCAAGCCCACAAACATCATTACCACTCTCAACCGAACGGGTCGCTTATCAAAATTATATTGAACAATGACAAATGACAACTGGTTCACGAGCACAAGTTATGCATGGAACCGCAGATAAGACGCCAGGCGGCCTCACGAAGACCGACCTGAAGTATAACAAGGCCGGTCGTATTGTGTCCAAGAAGAAGTCCATGAAGGCCAAGAAGGAGAACCGTCTGGTCAAGCTGGGCTTCAAGACGCGCAAGGGGAAGTTTGGGCTGGCAAAGACAAAGAAGTCAAAGAAGGGCGGGGCTGAGTCGGACTCGGATTCCGAGTAAGTTCTTTGTCTAGAACAAATGGGGGTGGCACTCTTCGGAACTCCACTGTACTTGAATGAAAAATGTATTGTGTTTTCTGCGTTTGTGATTTCCATCTACTTTATGCCCCACCAGAAGTATTGGCAACACGAAGTAGTGTTTGCGTTTATCTTGGCAATGGCGGCTTATGTGCTGATGGCATGGTATGACTACATTTACGACTGTAACGATAAGCTGGGTCCCACGTTTTTTGGGGCACTGATTGGGTGGTTCAAACCCTACGGAGGTGTGCCACCCGAGTTCCCACCGTTGCCCATCAAATACAAGAAGGTCGTTGTGATATTTGACATTGCAGTCTTACTCGTTTTGCTTTCTCTGGTGTTCTATCCGTACATGTCCACAAATCGTTTATCTAGATAGAAGCAATGGTGGGCCGACGTCGTATAAGTAAGAAGGGCGGATTTGAACCGGGAACAATCGCACTCGGCGTCCTCTCTGCCGTCACGGGCATTTCGGGATACGGCGCAAATATCATGAACAAGGACCAGCAGAAAATGATTGATGAGAAGGTTGCCGCAGAAGTTTCTTCCATCAAAGGAAGTGTGGACGAGCTCAATACCATCAAGGAGAGTCTCCGAACCGAGACGTCTGAGAAGGAACAACTCAAGACGGAAGTTGAAACATTGAAGAATGCGATTGAGCAACTCAAGAAAGAGAAGGCGTCCAAGGAGGGCCAGCTCAAATCAGTCCAGGTGGACGAATACGCTTTTCGTAGCGCATCGCGAGCACATCTTATCAAGGCGTTTGAACTTGTCGGCGAACAGCTACCAAAGTCCCCTGAGACAGACACGGCTATTAAGGCGTTCATCGCAAAGACCTCCAGTATGCTGTCTCGCCGTGGAACTCTCAATGAGGTGGTATTAGAACTTACCAGGACGACGGGCAAGACTCCCGACGAAGTGCGCGAAGTCATCCAGGAGGCTCTGCGCAAGGCACCCGAGGAGGTGAAGAAGGATGCCGCATCCAGCTCGGATGCTAAACAGCAAGCCGCCGAGACTATGAAGGAGGATCTCAAGAAGGAGCAGGAGACTACACCAGTCCCTGAGCCCGAGGCTATCCCTGAACCTTCCCCAATGCCACAGCCGGAAACAGAGGAGGCAGAACCCGAGGCTGAAGCCCGACCTGAACAGACCGACGAGAAGGAGATGCGAGATGATGAGTGTAAGAATGTCCTAGAGGGTCTCGAGATCAAGAGCCGGAGGGATTTTCTCAAATGGTCTAAGACGAATCATCCAGACAAGGGAGGAGATACTGCGACCTATCAGCGAGTAAACGAGTGTGTGCTACGGATCTACCCACGGGGTGGATTGCGGAAAAAGAAGTTAAGGACTCGCCGCGGGGGTAAACAAAATGTCCGACGATCTCGTAATCGCAAAAACCGTTCAAACCGCGCCCATTAGGACATTGGCCGAGGGACTGAAATCCATGCTCGTGGAGATGTCACTTGTGTTTGACAAGGATGGCATCCGCATGATCGCGATGGACAATACCCGAACGGTTCTGACTCACATGCGGCTTCATGCGAACAAGTTTGAGCATTACGAGTATAACCACTCGGCGCCGCGTTTGGATGTCGGTCTGAATACGGATCACTTTTACAGGGTGGTCAAGACTGTGACGAACGATGACACGATCACGTTCAGTGTCTCCAAGTCAGAGAGCAATCATCTGACGATCACTCTGGAGAACGGTGAGAAGAAGCGTCGCATTCGGTACAAGCTCAACCTGTTGGATCGCGATGATTCGGACATGACGATGCCCGAGACAGAGTTTGCCACTCGCATCACTATGCCTTCGCTGGACTTCCAGAAGACGTGTCGCGACATGACACTGCTGGCGGCCAAGACAGTCGATATCAAGAATGTTGGCAATACCCTTACATTTACCTGTAAGGGCCCGTTCGCATCTCAGACGGTCACGATGGGTGACAGTGCGTCGGAGTTGAGTATAACGAAAAAGGAGTCGGAAGAGATTGTATCGGGGACATTTAGTCTGCCACATCTCGTGCTGTTTACCAAGTGTAGTAATCTGTCGAACAATCTTGAGATCCATATGAAGAACGATTGGTTTTTGATGATTCGGTATGTGATTGCGAACCTGGGTGACATTAAGCTTTGCTTGATGCCCTGTTCCGCCTAGTCTTCTTATGAGACCGCCTCTTGCGACGTATAGTCTTCTTTGCGTAACTGAATTCGGCGTCCGCGCTAAACATAACCTCTGATGTGTCAACACCGCCCTTGATCCGACTTCCTCCTACAACCCGCTTGATCGTATCATACACACTCTTCGCAGCACCTTTCTCTTCTGTCGGTCCATATCCGATCGCAGCATAGAAATCGTCCAACCGATTTAGCTTGACATACTGGCGTGCCTTTGTGCCGGACATATTGTCAGCATCCTTGATTTCCGGATTCGGGTTGCGTTTGTCGCTCTTCACATACAGAAAGTTGGCCTCGGTCGGACTGACTCCACCCGGACCAAATCTGTCCTTCTCTTCACGCCGCTTCCAGATATCTGCCTTTGCGCCAAAGTTCTTCTCGTGATCATCCCCAACGACGAGGGTGATGTCTTCGGGTGCGATGCCCTTCTGTTCGGTCAGATAGTAGAATGCTGCGAGGGCTCCGCCGCACGGATGCCCTTCGTCCTTACAGACTTGCGTGTCCACAAACTCTACACCGGACGGAAACATATGCGTAAGGATCGGTATCTTCTGGGCCGATGTCAGTGGATTTTTCAGTTTCTCCTTGCCCGTTCCTTGGGTAGAGGATACGAAGACATACGCTTTTCCGCCAGGTCCGGCAGCAGAGAGTACGGCATTGATAAGTTTTTGATGTCCGATTGTAGGAGGCTGAAACCTCCCCACGGTATAGGCTACTTTGACCATTGTGTTTCTAGAAGGTATTAATACGTCCCAACGATGCCCACGAATGTTCCTGTTCCTGGATTGCCCGTTGTTACGAGAGTGCACGCCATCGTATCTCCTTGATTATACACAGCAGAGATTGTAGTAATCGTTTTTGTTGTTTGTCCCGCAGCTAATTGGATCGTAAGAACAGGTGTCTCCGCAGGTGTTGCCCCTGCGATGCCCCGATGAATATTGAAATCCAGTGTCACTCCCACCCCAAGTGTCCCTGTAAAGTTGAGCGTGAATGTAAACACAATCACAGGTTGATTCCATGGAATCGGAAAGACGTTTGCGGCAGTCCAGGTAGTATGCGAAGTATTTGGAATGCTTGCGAGTGGAACTGTTCCTGGAACGAGGTAATATCGTCTATCTGTTCCAGGGTTTCCAATCATCCCGAAAAAAAGATTGGAGGGTTCAGAGGTAGTCGTAAAAGAGTTCCCGTTGGCGTCGTTGTGAAACAAGTCGGTGGCCGTGAGAACAATAAGTCCAAGGGTTCGGTTGATATCGTGATGGAGCGTTAGATCAACGTTGGTGGTAACACTGGCGATTGTGGAAATCTTCAACTCACAAATAGCACTCGCATGTGTTGTCTCTACCCCCACGTTGTTTGCCCCTGCGCCACTGATAAAGACATTTGTGTCACGAACTGCGAAACGATTTGCGGCAGACACGAGGATACCACGATTGGCGCCTGTCCCGTCCGCAGACACATTGATCGTAATGCCTCGGGTCGCGTTCGCAGACGAAATAGCAGTAGACGACGTTCCGGCTGACCGAACACCTGTAATAGCACACAGGCCTGTCGCAGTAGACGTTACGTTCGCAACCATGGTTCGGAGTTTTGCTGTCTGAGGCGTTCCCGTCGGGAAGTCAACACCGATTAAATCAACATTTGACGCGGATGTTAGAGATAACGTCACATCTTCCAAACGGGTTTGGACTCCCATTGTTACAAGGGTTGTCGCACCCGTAACACCTGTCCGTTGGATGAGCACTGTTTGTGGGTTCATTCCTCGGACAGCAACTCCTGTAGGAATGGTAATGGATTCGTTGTATGTTCCAGGCAGAACCCAAACAGTCTGTCCTGAAGCAGCCTTGGCTAATGCTGCGGTAATCGTTAGAAATGGAACAGAAAAATAAGGAGCCGCGGCATTGGCGAGAGTGTCGTTGCCATTCACCGCATCCACGCGTAACACATTGCCGAGAGGACCAAACGTGCCTATGGGTCCAACGATGCCGGTTGGACCCGTGTTGCCAGTCGGACCGGTATTGCCGGTTGGCCCTGTCACAGTGGATGCCTGTCCAGTTGGACCTGTAGCACCCGTATTTGTAGCCGTTCCAGGTAATCCGGTCGGTCCAGTATTTCCAGTCGGTCCAATGTTTCCAGTTGCGCCTGTCGCCACCGAAGTTCCAGGTACTCCTTGCGGTCCCGTCGCACCAATTGGGCCGTTCTGTGTCGTTCCAACTTTGCCCACTCCGGGAATGTATCTGTAAAGGGGTGGCCCCGACAAAGGGGGTACAACCGACATGAATAACTCTTATATTACTTGGGACGTAAATTATGAGCCTTATAAGCGATGTCGTCTCCCAACTTCATCTTGAGTGTAGGGCTGAACAACTTGCGGTCTGAAACGGCACTCGTCGTATTCCAGATCTTGATGATGTGGAAGTTACCCTTGGGTGACACCGTCACTCCAACGACTGTATCATTGTTCGTCTTGAGGAGACTGCTGGCCAAGCAATGGACCATACAATCTACAAATACGGCGTTCGTGTCCACGGCGTCTATCTTCTTGGACCACGCGCCGCCCTTATCGTTCTCTGCTGCGTCCCAGAGCGGACGGTAGCCTTCGCGCATGAAGAAGAACATGCCGGAATTCCAAGCCTTGAGAGACACCCCGTCCACAATGGACCAGAAGTCAGTCAGGGTCTTGATGTCTACGATCTTGATGTAACTAGACATCGAGTAATCGGAGTTGTTGGGGTCGTGATACCACAACACCCACGTCTGTGGGAGTGTTGTGCTGTCGTCGGCCATATTGTCAAAGAGGGGCATTTCCTTTGTAAGCCCCTGACGTATACGTTTTGAAAACGGATTTACGGTGTGACATCAATACAAGTTGCCCCAACAGAATGAACGTCGCAACTATCTATGCGGCACGGGCAATGCCCAGGCCTTCCCTTTCGGATGATATTGTTAACATCATCGCGAAGCTGAAGATCTCCTTTCAGGTTCCCTTTCGTCGTGCGCCTCCTGGACCTCATCGTCCGGCGGCACGTGTACACGACAACTGGCGCGAGAACAACCTTGCCGACATGGTTCGCAAGGTGAAGGAGAAGGACGATCCAGACTACAGCGAGATCGTCAGTAAGATCAACAAGCTGAGTAAGGCAAACTATGGTGTCCTTATGGCGGACTTCTTGGAGCGCCTGAAGAACCGCGATGCCCTGTTCCGATTCCGAGTCACAACACTGCTGTTTGACAACGGCATCAAGATGAACTTCTTCGCACCGATTATGGCGGATGCGTATGCGGAAATCGTCAAGTCGTATCCGGATGCTCTCCAGGATCTGGCCTCTCAGACGAGCATGTTTAACCAGCTGTATGACGTAGACAATGTGACGATCATTCCTCACACATCTGCTCCCGGATACGATGCTTCCATCATTGCCTGGACGAAGCAGAAGGAGATCAAGCGTGGATTTGCAGTGTATGTTTCGGAGTTGTACACTCGTGGTTTGGTGCCCGAGGAGACGATGTCGAGATTCGTAAAGCAGGTGATGGACGACCTGCGAGACAGCATCCGAGCACCCAAGACGCAGGCGAACGAGGAGCACGTGGATGCCCTGGTCCGGTTCATCTTCGCAGTGACGACCAAGGTTCCCATGAGGGCCGCGCTGCTTGAAGTCCTCAAGAATCCGAAGGCAGAGACGCCGTCGCTCAACATGAAGAGCCGCTTCAAGCTTGAGGATGCTGCCAAGGCTAGCAAGTAAACGCGTTGGTTCTTCGCAGAACGCCTCCGTCCCAACACACAAATGACGACTCCTTCTGCCACCGTTATGGTTCAGGCCGCCAAGATTGCCATTGAGCAGGACCGGCCTATTTATTTGGATTACTACACGGACAGCATGGAGAAGAAGTGTTGTATTGGTGTTCAGGGTAACTCCAAGTTTTTGATCAAGTCGGACACGGAGTATACGTCACCAATTGAGTCCATCATGCGCATCAAGGAGGACAAGACCTGGCTGGTGATGACGGAGAACTCTCTCTACATTGTGTCTGCCGACATCCCTGTGAAGAAGGTGACATCTGAGGTTGGCGTATCCGCTTAAACCATAGGAGCCTAGCAGAACAATGGACTTTCCTCCACCGCATATGGTATTGTATGAACGATTGAACGACCTGGAAACGGGGAAACTATGGGACGCCTACAAATCCGCACATGAACACGAGTGCGACTTTGAAGAGGTGGATGCTGCTGTCACCAACAGTATGGAGGACTTTGCGAAATGGTTTAGTCAGTGGACAACTTTCGTGCCAAGCCGGATCGGCGTGCGCATTCGTCTGCTCATCGTCTGGCATGCTCACTTTTTGAGTTTGGCCTGTCAGCAGATGCTGCGGCGCTCTTTGGAGCAACGATCCTTCCGTTGCCGTGTATGGTTTCATATTGAAGAACCCACTCTTCAATCTGCTATTGTGAGTCGGTGTATCGTCAAGAATCTGCCTGCGTACAGTCATCTCCCAGTTCTCGTGGGCCCTCCTGTGGATATGTCCCTTTGGAACGATCCGCGGCGTTACGAAACGGAATTAGCGATTGCTAAGGAATAAGAGGCATGCGTGTATTCACCGACGGATCCTGTTCTAGCAATGGACGCCCCGGTGCCAAGGCTGGATATGCTTGTTGGTTTCCCGAGCATCGTTCCCTATCGGTTGCGATTCGGCTTCCTACCAATGAACCCCAGACAAACCAGCGAGCAGAAA